ATCACAACCATATTCAATACTCTTACCATCAAAAATTAATTCATTAACAATTGGTGTGTTGTCAATAGTACCATCAGAATTTAATCTAATTAATCTATTGGCAGTTACTCCACTATATGAAGTAAACAACCCCCCCACCAATATTTTATCATTCAATTGTAACTCTATTGAATATAGATAATTACCAAATCCACTTCCTATATTAGCAAGAAATTCTTGATCAATGGTTCCGTCTGAATTTAATCTTATTAATCTATTTGCTGTAACACCGCTATATGTTGTAAAATAACCACCAACTAATATTTTATTATCTGTTTGTATTTTAATAGTTTCAACACCACCATTAAATCCACTTCCCATGTTAGTAAGGAAATCTTGATCAATTGTACCATCAGAATTTAATCTTATTAATCTATTTGCAGTAACACCGCTATATGTTATAAAATAACCACCAAGTAATATTTTACCATCTAATTGAATTTGAATTGAATAAATTCCATCATTAAATCCACCACCCAAATTAGTAAGAAAATCTTGGTCAATAGTACCGTCAGAATTTAAT